ATATTAATATATCACTAGATACTGATTTTTGGTCTGGTGGACAATTATTATTAGGTGCAATAGATAACAATTTCAAAGCTGCCATTTTTTCAGGAACAGAAAATGTTGGAGAAATAGAAACTACAGAATTAGAGTTGTTTCCAGGAACAAGATCGTCTATAATAGGTGTAAGACCTATAGTAGATGCAACAGCTACAGTTACTTTAAAAACTAGAGATAGACTTGCGGATAGTGCTACAGAATCAACTGTTTCAAGTATGAACTCAACAGGCATAAATCCAGTAAGACAATCTGGAAGATATGTTAAAGTTAATGTTAAAATACCAAGTGGAGGAGCTTGGAAAGATGCACAAGGAATAGATTTAGTTGCATCAAGATCAGGCTTGAGATGACAGATAAAACTGATATAGATAATGTTAGATACAGTTTTGAAACACAAGAGTTTTTTCAAAGACAAATTGAAGAAGCTATTAACGCATTAATAAATGAAAAAAATCAAGAAAATAATAAAGTATTTGCTTGGTTCTTAGGAGATTAAAATGGCAGGTATAAAAGATTATTCCACAACCCAAGCAAGTAATACTGATCTTAATGGTATTTCTACTGCTGAAGGAATGTTACCTTCTAATCTAAACAATGCAATTAGAGCATTGATGAAGAATACTAGAGAATGGTTTAACGATAGTCAATGGGTAGAGTATGGAGATGGTTCAGGTGCTTACACAGCAGCTTATGTAAGTGGTACTGCATTTACAATTGCAGGTGCTAATGTAACTTCTTTTTATCATGCAGGAAGAAGAATAAAATTAATTGCAACAACTCCTGGTACAATTTTTGGAACAATTAGTTCATCATCTTTTTCAACAAACACAACTGTCAATGTAACATGGGATAGTGGAAATTTATCTAATGAAGCTATAACTAATGTTTTTGTAGGTGCTTTATCAAAAACAAATACATCCATTCCAACAGAAATTATTGGTACAACTAATATTGCAGATAATGCAGTAACTTCAGCTAAGATTGCTGATGGTACAATAGTTGCTGCTGACTTAGCATCAAATGCAATTACAACAATTAAAATTACTGATGGAAATGTTACCCTTGCTAAACTAGCATCAGACTCAGTTAATGGAACTAAAATAGCTGACGACTCAATAAATTCAGAACACTATGTAGATGCAAGTATTGACACACAACACATTGCAGACTCACAAATCACTCTTGCTAAACTTGCAGGTAATTCAGTTAATTCATCTAAAATTGTAGATGACTCAATAGTTAATGCAGATATAAATTCTTCGGCAGCAATAAACTTTTCTAAAATGGAAAACCTTACTACTGCAAGAGCTTTAGTATCTGATGGTAGTGGAGATGTATCTGTTAGTGCTGTTACTGCAACTGAGGTAGGTTATTTAGATGGTGTAACATCTGCTATACAAACACAAATAGATGCAAAAGGTGCATCTAATGCAAATTTAGTAGCTATTGGTAACTTAGCAAAAACAGATGGTAATTTAATTGTTGGTAATGGGTCAACTTGGGTAGCTGAAAATGGTGCTACTGCTAGAACTTCTTTAGGACTAGGTTCTGTTGCAACACAAGCAGCTAACAATGTTTCAATATCTGGTGGATCTGTAACAGGATTAGGAGTTCCATCTTCTAATTCAGATGCAGCAACTAAATCTTATGTAGATGACTTAGTGGCTGGTTTAAGAACTAGAGTTATTGCAGAATGTGCAACAACAGGAAATGTTAATTTATCTAATGCTTTAGAAGCTGGTGATGCTATTGATGGTGTAACTTTAGTTTCTGGAGATAGAGTTTTAGTTAAAAATCAAAGTACAGCTACTGAAAATGGTTTATACCTTGCGGTAGGTTCTGGTGCTGGTGCAGCATCAAGAGATCCTGAACATAATACTATTGCAGAATTATCTGGTGGTATGGTTGTAGTCAATCAAGGTTCAGTTAATGATAATAAAATATTTTTATGTACGACAGATAGTGATGGATCATTAGGATCAACAAGTATTACTTACACTACAATTACTCCACAAAATGTTGGAACAGTAACTTCAATAGCAACTGGTACAGGAATTAATGGTGGTACAATTACATCTTCTGGAACAATTTCAATAGATAATACTGTTGCTACACTTGCTGGAACACAAACACTTACAAATAAAACTATAACTGCACCTGTAATTGCAAGTATTGCAACTGTTTCAAACGGAGTTTTAGAATTAGCTCCTAACGGAACTGGCACAGTTGTTGTTAAAGGTAATACAAATTCTGGTGCTATAAAATTTAATTGTGAAAGTAATACACATGGACAAACTTTAAAAGCACAACCTCATTCTGCTAGTGTTACAAATAATATGTTATTACCTGCTGGTGCTGATTCAACTTTAGTATCTTTAGTTTCAGCAGATACTCTTACAAACAAAACTTTAACTTCACCAAAAATAAATGAAAATGTAGCAGTAACTTCTACTGCAACAGAACTAAATTTATTAGATGGAGTTAGTGGGTTAGTACAAGCAGACTTTACTAAACTTGCTGCTGTAACCTCTACTGCTGCTGAATTAAATATTTTAGATGATGCAACTGTCACAACTGCTGAACTAAATTACTCTGATCTTGCAACACTTGGTACTACTGCTGCATCAAAAGTATTTACAGCAGATGGTAATAATTTAACAAAAGTATCTGGTGCTGTATTAAATGTTGAAGATACATTAACAGACGGATCAACTATTGTATGGAATGTAATTAATTCTCCAGTTGCAAAAGTAACTTTAGGTGGAAATAGAACTTTCGCTGCACCTTCTGGATCAACTCCAGCTGCTGGACAATTTGTATCTCTACTTCTTATTCAAGATGGAAATGGCAGCAGAACTATTACATGGAACTCAGTTTATGAATTTGCAGCAGATACAGCACCCACATTAACAGCAACAGCAAATAAAGGCGATTTATTTTCATTTAGATACAATGGAGCAAAGTGGTTGGAAATTGGAAGAAATTTAGCATTAACTTTATCATAGGAATATTATGTACGCATTAGTAACAGACGGAACAATCACAAAATACTTTAACAATCCTAAAGGCTTTACTCTAGGAGATTTACAATATCCTAAAGACATATTTATGAAATGGTCTGTTGAAGAAAAAGAAGCTATTGGTATTTATGAAGTAGTCTTTGATGACACAAATAAAAAAGATGAGCAATGGTTTATTAATACTGATCCTTCTTTTGCTTTTGCTAATGATACTGTAACTGCAAGTTATGGATCGGCTACTGCTAAAGCTCATGCAGATACTACTTGGTCACAAGATGAAATTGATGATGGAGATGCAGTAGAGGGTACTTCACCTGGAGATGTTAAAACTAGAGGATTAAAATATAATTTAATTAAAACTGTTAAACAACAAGCTGCTGGAATACTTGCTAACACCGATTGGTACATTACAAGAAACGCAGAAAAATCTACTGCTATTCCAAGTGCTATTACAACTCATAGAGATTTAGTTAGATCAAGACAAGCTACTATGGAAACTCAAATTACTAATGCTTCAAACACTCCAGCACTTGAAACTTTATACACTTACACAACAACAGATGGTATTAAATCAAGACCATTAGGCGAACTACCAACATTGGAGATTTAATGTTAATTATTCCAGCAAACTCTTTATCTGGTGGATTTACTGTAGATCACTCATGTAGTTTTGCTGAATCAAGTAGTACAGATTTAAGAATAAGTGATTATTCTAGTGATGGTACAAGTAGAAGAAAAAGAACATATTCATTATGGATAAAAAGAGGTAATACAGGATATGCTGTTCTATTTGCTGGTCCGCTTGGTGCAGATCATTTTGTTATTAACGAAAATAATACAATACAATTTAATGTTGGCTATGGTACAGATACTAGGAGAGTAACAAGTGATACTTATACCAGTACTACAGCTTGGGTTCACATAGTTTTTGCATTTGATACAACACAATCATCAGCAGCAAACAGATTTACTTTGTGGATAAATGGAACAGCAACTTCCACATCTATTGTAAGTGGTAAAAATGACGTACAACAAAATGAACAATCTACATTATTTATTAATACTACACACCTAGGCAGAAATACTAATATTATCGGTACTGATACAGAATCTGGTGGTTATACTGGTTTAATGGCAGAATTTGTTTTTATTGATGGTCAAAAATTAGATGCAGATAGTTTTGGATATGATGATGGTGGTACATGGAAGCCTATTGATGTTAGTGAACTTACATTTGGTACTAATGGTTTCTACCTTAATTTTGAAACTGCTTCCGATTTAGGAATAGATGCTGCTAATGATAATGATTTTGAACCAACTAACATATCATCTAGTAATCAATCTAGTGACACACCTACTTCATAATGGCAAATTTATATAAAAACTCAATGTTTGATTTAACAACTACTAATAGTACAGTTGTTTATACTTGTCCTACAGGAAGAACAGCTTTAATTAAAACTATACAAGTAACAAATATTCATAGTGGAGCTAATGAGATAGAAGCATTTACAACAGACGCATCAAATTCTGGTGCAGTACATGAAATATCTCATATATCTTTAGCATCAAAAACAACTGAAAATTTAGCTAAAGGAACTATAGTTTTAGAATCAGGAGATACTTTAAAATTAAAAGCACAAACTGCTAACGATATAGCAGGGATAGTATGTGTATTAGAAATATTTGACGAAAAGAGTGCGTAATAATATATTGTTATTAATCATTTTTTAATGTATTTATGGAATTAGTACAAATACCAATTAAAGAACTTGATAAAGTTTGGGGTATGGTAGAAAAAAATATCAAATCTGCTTTAGCTTATTCAGGTCAACTTACCGATTCAGATTTTGTTTACGACCTAGCTAAACAAGGTAAATTTCAAGTTTGGGTTATTTGGGATAAAAACCAAAAGAAAACAAATGATAAATATTTTGGTGTAGTCGTTACTGAGATAATAAAAAGAAAACATGGTAAGGTCTGTCATGTCTATATTGTAACTGGAAGGCAAATGTCTAAATGGCAACATCTCATAAGTAGAGTTGAAGAATTTGCTAAAGACGAAGGTTGCAAAATGATGGAACTAATTGCTAGACCAGGTTGGCAAAAAGTCTATAATAATCATGGTTACAAAAGAACCCATGTTGTTTTAGAAAAACAAATTAAACAAGAGGATAAAATATGAGTTTTGGCGGAGGATCATCAGGCGGTGGAAACACACAAACAACACAAGGGGTAACACCTTATGCACCAGCACAACCTGCTTTAGGACAAATACTTTCAGAAGCTACAAATTTATATGGTCAAGGTGTAGGTGCAACTGGATATGTTCCACCATCACAACAAACTTTAACAGGACTTGCAGGACAAGAAGCATTAGGTACAGCAGCACAACAACAAATGTCTGCAACACTTGGTGGACAATATTTAAATCCTTTCCTTTCACCTTTACTTCAACAACAAGCTGGAGATATTTATACTAATGTAGCACAACAATTTAGTGGTGCAGGTAGAACACCAGGTTCTCCAATGATGCAAAATCAAGTAGTTTCTCAAGTAGCACAAGCTGCACTACCTTTAGCCTTTCAAGAATATGGTCAAGAAAGAGGTAGACAATTAGGTCTTGCAACTCAAGTACCTGGTCTAACTCAAACAGGATCTCAATTAGAAAACATTCAAAGACAACAACAACTAGCTCCACTACAAGCATTACAACAATATGCAAGTTTAGCTACTCCAATAGCAAGTGGATTTCCAACAACTACTTCTCAACAAAATACACAAGCTAATCCATTCTCAACTGCTATGGGTGGTGCTTTAACAGGATATAGTTTAGGTGGTGGAACTGGTGCTTTAATTGGTGGTGGTTTAGGATTATTAGGAGGATTACTTTAATG